ATTTTGCTGCAAATTAATACCCTCAGCTAAAAAATAAACGACTCGAGCGTAATATGGATAAACCTTTTTAATCATTATCCTATCTGTGAGCTTGTCGATTTCCGCCTCGTATTTTGCTTTGTATACCTCCGCATCCTTTTCCTCCGCCTCGTAATACTCATAATAAGCACTCTGAATATTTACAAGCTCTTGGGGTTTTGTAGGCTCTACAAAGTTTAAAAAGTCGATGTACTGCTTCAGGTTCACGTCCGCCAAAGATTCTGGAAAGGTAAATTTACCGCCCTCGCTGGTATTATACGTCTGCATTTTTCTTTTTACCTTTTGCTTTCGCCTCTCTAAATTCGTCCGTTTCGCTTACCGCTAAAACGTTATTAAGCTCCTCAATATCAAATTGTGAAACCTTTACGTCCTTATTCCTGAGCTTGGCAGCATCGATTAATGAAATTGGCTTTTCCTTTAGTACGACGTTAGCTGTTAAGGCGTTCTCCTTTATAGCTATCTCCCTTTTGAATTTGTTTTCATTCTTTAGGATACCTTTGTGCTTTCCCTTCATATATAGGGCGGTTTGGTTGAATAATGATTTTGTGCTAAAGTCGTGAGAATAGGCATTCAATATTGCCATCCATCTTGCACCGACCTCGAATTCCTCGTTTGTCATAAAATTGTATTTAAGTATTAAAAAAATTGAGTTACTATTATCGCCCCTGCAGCGTATCCGAGCCCGTAACAAAAAGCAAGTTTCGCTCTCTGTCGGTTGTTCTTAGCTTCGATTTGGTACGCAAGGAAGGGAAGCGAGAGAAACGGACCAATAAAAGCCCAGAATATCATCTTAAACATTGACTTTTCCGCTACTGCAGTAATATAAAACGTGCTCGCTATTTCGATTATAAGCGCAGCAATAAACAGAATGATATATTTCCTACCCATAGGCTAAAATGTTTTTACTATGACCTTTTTTAAGCATTCCGAGAGCCCAATATCTGCAGGCATCCCAAGCGTGATTGAAAGCGTCAACGGGTTGGGGTAATTTTCGCCCGTCCTTAGTTTCCTTCCATTTGTAATTTTGCGCCTCCTTAATCCAGTTTATGCTCTGCTTTGATATATTTACTTTTCCGAATTGCTTAATAAGATTTATCGAATAAGCGACCGAGTCCGCTCCTTTATCTGCAGGGTGAATATTCCAACCGTACATCTTTAGCTCTGCGATGCTTTTTGGGTCGGCTGAGTCCGCAAAGATTGTGTCTTGTTTTCTTATTCCGAACTCCTTTAGTAAGTTGTTTATATCTCGATTTGTGAGCCCCGTTTGATATATTACCTCCCTGACAAATATCTCCCCCTCCGATACTCCGCACTCAACCAAAGTGGTCGGGTCGTTGGTGAAGCCAAAGTCCATACCGAAGCCGTATTTATCTAAGTGGGTCGGCATTTGGTCAACTATTCTATAATCAAAAACAGCCCCCTCAATTTTACCAGTCTGCCCGAGCCCGTATACCCTCCAAAGCATCGGGTCCTTTTCTTTTAATGCTAATATTCCGTCGACTATTGACTGACTGACAAAATGATTATGCATAAAGTTGGAAATAAAATAAGCTGTTTGAGGTTGCCCAATTAACTTTTCGTGAGCCCAGAACTCTTGGTTCGGGTTGTAATCGATAAAAACTTTCTTTGACGTCCTAAGGTTCAACTCGTTAAATATGTCCCAGTGTACCCCGTTTGCCTCGTTTACAAATAAAACTTGTCGCTTTCCGTTCTTTGCATCCTGAGACGTTTGGTAGGAGGTAAACTCAATAAGTGAACCGTTGTTAAATTTATAGCTCTTTGTACTTTTATTAAATTGCCCGTCAAGGCTTGCCAGTATGAAGGGGGTTTCCGATACAATTTTTTCGCTGTCCCTTATAGAGCCCTTTGCGAGGTTTGGGTAGTCCTGACCAACAACCGTAATAATCCAACCCTCATTCTCGATAGCCAAAACAAAAAGAACCTGCATTATTGCATATGTTTTCCCCGCTGCCGTTCCGCCTTGATTTATGCAAATAACCTTTTTTGAGGGGTCAACATTTGCGAAAAGCTCGGGGGTTTTGTTCCACCTAAAGAGTGAGGTTGTGTTCATTGCTCAGGTTTAAAAGGGAGTTTTTCTTTGCCCTCAATAACATTTATAGTAAAATCGATTTTCTCTCCCTCTGCCCCCGTTATTTCCGTTTTCTGCGTCGGCTTCCCGTAGGTATAACTCAACAACATTTCGACGGCTTTTAAATCCCCCTTGAGGGCTTTATTAACTACAACGGTCATTAAGCCATCGATAAGCTGGCTATTGTTTTTCTCTTGGCTCAGTAGGTCTTTGAGTACCTCTTTAATGTCTCTAAGCGAGCCCTTCGGTCTTCCGTTCGGGTTTCCCGTTTGCCCTTTTTTGAATTTAAACTTTTGAATATCCTCTTTACTCATACGTGCTGTTTTTGTGCTGTTATACTTTAGCCCTGCCAGTCGCAGCGTGAAGCTTTGAATAATCTCTAAACCCTGCAATATAGCTCTTATAGTTAATATACTTTTGGTTGTCTAAGTTCCTATAATACCAATCCGTAATAAGCTCAGCGGGTTGGTTCGTGTCTATGTCGGTACGTATGTCGTCAAAGTCAAAGTAAAAGTCCGATATGACTGCAATTGTCCCTATTTCGTTACCAATCCACCCGTCGAACAAAAGGTCTTGTTTATCGCAAAAGGCTTCGACGTACGCCTCACAAACTTTATCGTATTGTTTCTTAATATTTTTCACAATTGCAATAATTTTTTTAAGTCCTCAAATACCCCGCTCAGGTTATCAATCTTCGACTCGAGCTGCTCATCGCAGGGGTTGTCCATTTGTACCCAGCTGAGAGCTTCCAGAAATCCCCTTAGGTACTCGAATTTCCGTTTTAATCTTTGTCTTTCCGTGTGAGTCATTTTTCCAAGCTTTCTACTTTTCTAATTGCCCAAGCGATACCCTCATCTCCGCCCCAAGCGTCCCACATCAACCCGCCACAACCCTCATTATAGGGTCGGTCCTTATTCTGTTTGTGCCTTATAAATGCTGCCATCCTTTTGATTGTTTCTAAGCTTATCGGCTCTCGGTTCGCTAACTGGTTAGCCCGTGCCCATCCGACAAGAGTCCCGCACCCTCTCGGGTTGCCGTTTTCCTCTTTCCACTTTAGAGCCCTCTTTGCATTGTTGACGGCTGACTCTGGGTAATCGGTAAAGCTTTCGCCCCGCACCTGAGCACTTTTTTCGCTCTCGTAAGTAATTGAGCAAACTGCATAACGTTGCCTTATGTCGGTGTACTCTGATTGCATTATCTTGCTCTCCATACATCGATTAATAAAGTCGTCGATATTTTCTCCTTTTTTTGGAAGTGGTATTGGCATATTATTTATTTTGAGTATTATTTCGTGGGTCTATATTTTCAGCTCTTTTCTTTGCTCTTTGAGTGCTTAATTTTTGCAGCCTTTCGACTTCCATTTTAAAAGGATAGCAATGCTTCATATTTTCCAAAGTATAATAAACTATCGAAGCACGATAAGGGTTCTTTTTAGTTTGAATAATAGGCATCACCCCGTGAATTTCATTTTGCCCGTCAAAAACTGCTAAGCAGCAATCACCTTGCTCGAGTGCGAAACCATATTCAGGAAAAACAAGTTCGCCCCCTAAAATTCCGTCTTTTAAAATTAAAACGTTTGAAAGGTTGCCTCTGAAATTTCCCGTGTCTTTGTGGTATTTTATAGCGTGGTTGACATTTATATTTGCCGTTGTAAATGGTTGATTTTCATTTAATAAATAATCATTATTTACATTTTCTTTAATTACATTTAAATCGTGATTATATTGCTCAGGTAAATATTTTTCATAAATACTGGTTAAAACCTGCATAAAAGTAAAAAGCCTCTGAGCGTTTAATTTTTCTGATTTCGTTTTTTCTGAGAATCGACAATAATCATTCCTTAGTGGAATTCTGGGAAGCGAACCAAAGACACTTGATTGAGTAGGTAAAGCTCTTCGAGTTCTATATGTTTTGACATATTTTGTTTCAAGTGTAGCCTTTCTTATTTCGTTTATTAATTCGTGCTTAATCTTTATATAAATACCGACAACCTTTCCATTTTTTGTAAATAAAGTATCACTATCAATTAAAATTGAATAATCACTTTTTGCAGGCGTTTGCTTTATTAAGTTACTGCAATCTTTAATTTTTACAAGTTCAAATGTTTTCATTTTCCATAATTTTTAAAATAATTTGACTATTATCTTCGAGGTTGTACTTTAATTGCTTTGCTTCAAACCATTTTACAACTTTCTCAAAAGTTTCATTTTCATAAACCAAAAACATTCTTTTTAATTCTGAATTCATAAACTTATCGAGCTTACTCAATTGGTCTAAGCCCTCGTAATCTTCATTATTTGTTAAATTATCTATAAAGTTAGGAACTTCCATCCCCCACTCCTCCAGTTCCAGAGCATCCCACTCATTAGCCAAATTTTCCCAGTCATTCTCCCCGAAAGCGACATTGTCCTTAATCGTAATAGCTCGCAATTGTTCAGCTGAGTAGTCCGCAGGAAGTACCTTGCAGGGTAGCTCTTTATATCCGAGTTCCTTACAAGCCGTGAATCGCATATTACCCCCGATAATAACAAATTTATCATTATACGGGTAAACAATAAGCTCCCGAGCCCCAAGCATTTCGGGATTGCCCTCGATAGACTTTTTTAGCTTTTCGAACTTTGCGTCCTTAATTAAGCGAGGGTTTTTTGGTAGTCCGTCAATCTGCCCCTTGTTCTGCTCAATAGAGCTAACTTGGATTAACTTACTTTTGATAATTTCAATTTTTTGCATTATATTTGTACTTTTGATGCGAATATAGAATTATTTTGTAAATTTGTCAAACAAAAACGTTAAATTATGAAAAATCTTAAAACTTGTGTCGTTATTGCTGCCGAACTTATTACGAGCATCGGGAAAGTAGTTGAGGACAAAAAAGTCCAATTTTCGGAAATTCTGGGCTTGGCTCCTGAGCTTTTTAAAATACCAAAGTTGGTGTCGAACCTTGATGAGGCAATCCTCGAACTCAAGGCGGGTATCTCTCCAGAATATGCAAACGAGATTAAGTCGGAGGTTGCTGCGAGGCTAAAGCTCGATAATGCCAAAGCCGAAATTATAGTCGAGGCAACAATTAGTTGGTTGCTCATTACATCGAGTACCGTTATGCAAACAATATCTCAGTTAAAGAAATAGTTTTTCATTTTAGTTTTTTAGAAGTGTGCCCCGTAGAGATACGGGGTTTTTTTATGCAAAAAGCCGTCCCAAAGTTGAGACGGCTAATAATAACAAACAAACTACAGAAAGGAACTAAATTTTATTATTATAGTTACCGATTTTTTGTTTTGCAGTCGCTAACATAGTAATTCCGACTCCAAGAAAAAAACCAGTACATAAAGAGAATAGTATCATTTTATTGAATTTTAAAGGGTTTATAAATAACAATTGTCACGGAAAGAAAAATAATTGCTCTCAGTCAAGATTATGTGGTCCAATACCTTAACATCGAGTAAATCAAGAGCTTTAACAATCTTATTCGTAATTTCAAAATCTTGCTCACTGGGGCGAAGGTTTCCGCTCGGGTGGTTGTGAGCTAATATAACCCCGCTTGCAAGGTTTTCGACTGCATACTTAGCAATTAGTTTGATATCGACAATAGTTGAGCATATTCCGCCCTGAGATATTTTTGCGTAGCCAGTTGTCTCGTTTCTCCTGCTCAGGGTTAAAATAAAAAAACTCTCAAATACGTTTATATCCTCAAAGTAAAATTGGCGTATAAAATCTGCGCTTTGCTTGCTCTCGCTTATTTGTATGCTCGGGAATTCTGATTGAACTTTTTTAAGCGTGAAAAGTGGTGTCGTTTTCATTGTTTGAAGTGTTTTAAAGTGTTTTATCGAATATTTAAAGATACATTTTCCACAATAAGAGCCCCGTCGATTATTTGACCTCCCTCGAGTGCTTCCTTTAATGCTGTTTTGTTCGGCTCGGTCTTAATACGCAAAAATTCGGTCGGGATAAGGCTTTCGTCCGTAATTGATACAGACTTACTCTTCCTGCTCGATATTGTCACAAAAGCCGTTTTTATTTGCCCGTGAGCGATAACTGACTCGAGTAGCGTGTCGGCTAATTTGTCGGCCGAGGTTTCGTAACGTTTTGCTATCTCCTGCAGGCGTTTTATTTCGCTTTTAATCAGCTCCGCTTGAGACTTTAATTGCTTAATTACATAAACATACCCTTCGCCTTTAGTAAGTCGCTCAGACTCGGAAATTTCGAGGGCTGCCTCGAGCTCTGGGGTCATTTCTCCCCCGTTGTTTTCAATCTCGTTGTAAATTTCGTACAACTCCGCATCGATGTTAAATAGATTTTTCATTGTTTGAAGTGTTTTGAAGTGAAAAAAATACGGTTTGAGGCTGACCGTAAACCTTAATGTTTTGATTATTATCTTAATTCATAAGCAAAAAGACATTGAAATTCTCCGTTTTTATCTTTTTTAAGAAATGGTTCATAGTCACTTGTTTTATAAATATCTTCTGTGTCCCAGAATTCGCTATTAAATGCCACCTTATAATCTAAAAACATTATAATAACTGGGTGCTCCTCGCCATAAATTGGGTGTTCAATTAATTGAATTTCTTGACCACGTTTGTTTTTGAATTGCGATAAAATTGTTGGAGACAAACTTTGTAGTTTAGTGAAATTTAATTTCTGTAACATAATCTTAATTTTTTGAAGTGTGTAAATATTTATTTCCGTATTTGTTGTTACAAAGGTATAACAACTATTTAGAATAAAAAACATTTTTGCACTTTTTTTTTAAAAATTTTAAAACTTTTTTCTTTTTTGATACGAAATAGCCTCCAAACGAGCCCGAAGTGCCAATTTATACGCATCTCTTTTGTCCTGCTCACCCTTTAGCCCCTTGTAATTTTGCACCGAGTACCCAGACTCTTTGAGTGAAAATTGCATCGTTCTATTATCCCATTTTGTCCCCTTCTCGGCAGGGCTAACCGAATAAACCCCTATTTTGAGCCGATGCTTTGCGTAATCGACAGACATTTGAGAAACTGCCTGATTTTTTCCAACGTCTCTGGATATCTTTTCCCGAGCAGGGGCTGAGCGTATTTTCGGGCTTATAAAGGTGTGATTTGTTTCGTTGCTATTCTCAATGCAAATAAAAGCCTCGAGGTTATTGTCGGCAATCTTATCGATAAATTCTACAAAGTCAATAAAGGTTTTCATTTGCTGAAAGTCTGCGATATTGTCATTAAGTACGCAAACGTAAAAACCGCCCTCTCTGAATGCTGGGTCGACCCCTATGTATAGTGTCATTTTTTTATTATGTATTCAGATATAGCGACTAAATCCAAACTTTTGACTAAGGTCATAACGTCTTTGCGATTCTCTCGTCGGAAAATATGATATAACTCTCGGTTCGTCATTGGCTTTTTATCCTTGCAAACTACTTTAATAAATTCCTGCAGGGTTTCCCTCTTTACCAGTACATAACACCTATTAAGCTCAAAAGCGAATAAATCCGCCTCGCCATACAACCAACCGAAATCCCCGTTTACGTTCTTAATCTCTACCCAGTGATAGTCCTCGTTTGTTTCCGCATCGCTTCGGTTGAGCTTCCTTAGTGCCTTTACATCGATTTTCTCTTTGCCGACCATTAAATCCCAGTGCTCAAGAATATCTTGCTCAGGTGTGGCAAATACAACGTCTGTAATATCATAACTTAGCTCCTCGCATAAAGAAACAGCGAATTGATATTCTGCGAGCTTACCGACTTTAAACTGCTCCGTTTCTGTTATATTCATTATTCAAGTGTTTTAACGTACTCTAAAAATTCGTCCCAAGTTCTTTTTCTCATAAACTTTGCGACTTTTTTGTCTATAAAGGCGTCCTTTGCCTCGTGATATATGTACTCAGTACCGTTTATTTTTATTCCTCCAAATCTTACCCCGATGCTAATGTAAGGCTGTTGAGAGGCGTTTAAAATTACTTTCATAGCTTTCTATATTTGTTTAGATAATTTAATGTAGCGTTTGATTTGTACCCCTCTGAGCCTCCGCACCACATTCGAGCGAGTTCCTCGTACGTTGGATAGTTCCCGTACTTTTGAGCGTAAAGGTGGCAGAAAATCCCCATCGTTGCCCAGAAGACCCGCTCCGAGTTTTCCCTGCCGTACATATCATCGTGAGAGTAGTTGAGTAGGTCTTTCATTCCTGAGCCCTTGACACAAATCTCGTAAATCTGAAAGCGTCCTTTTCCGTGCCCGCCTACCTCGTTTATTGTGTCAGTATTCCCGCTTTCAATCTCCCCAATTTTTCTAATGAAGTCAGAGTCTGGGTCGCAGGTGTCTCGGGTAATGGTTACCGTTTGGACTATTATTTCGGGCTCTGGCTTTGGCTTGTTACCCGCATAAATTAGGGCAATGATTAGTGCGGAGACTAAAATTATATCTTTTATCATTCAAATAATTTTTGTTGTGAAAAATGATTATTTATTCGTTTTATTGCTATGTCGAAATATTTTTTATTTATTTCAGAACCAATAAAATTTCTTTTTTCTTCTATACAAGCAATAGCTGTCGTTCCACTACCTATAAAAGGGTCTAATATTAAATCTTGTTTATTTGATGACACTAACAATATTTCTCTTATTAAATCTATTGGTTTTTGTGTTGGATGAATTTTATTTGATACATTATATCTTTTTACTTTATTGTATAAATAATTTTCCTCTCTTTTATTTAATGCCGTTCCATAATCATACAAACGAACTATATATTCAATGTTTTGAGAAAATCTGTTTTTGTTAATAATTGATAGAGGTTTTTCCCAAATCAAAATAGAAAACATAAAATTATTTTTTTCAGCCCACATTGCATAATAAGGAACTAATGTATCATTGCAAAAAATATAAGCGTTCATTTTTTTCATAACTCTTCTGAATTCTGGTAATAATATATTTATATCTTCATCGGTAAAATCAGACATTGTTTGCATCATCATACCATCTGGTTTAAATAAATTACTATTAGCAAATTTACTATCAGTTTTATATTGTTTCCTTTGTGAATAAGGTTTCCCAGGACTTTTTTTGTGCCAATATGGTGGGTCGGTTATGATTAAATCTATACTATTATCTGGAATATGTTTTAAAGTATCTAAACAATTTTCATTATATATTTTATTCATATTTACCATATTTTTAGTTTGCATAACTTATTATTTGTTTTAAGACCATTTCGTGGCATTCGGCAAAGGTGTTGAATACTTTCTTCCCGAGCCTACTATCAAAAAGCATCTTGTCTTTGTACTCTATGTGATAGTGATACTCACCGCACAAATACTGGATAACTTCGCACTCGAAAAGTCTGTATTTGTATGTCGTTTTCATTTTGTAGGCTTTTTGTTTCTCGAGCCCAGTATGGTAAAGAAAATAAGTGCAGGGTCCGACGTCTTTACGCTCTCTGCCTGCTTCCTTATATTGGTGAAATATGAATCCAGTAATAGTCATTTTATTGTCTTTTTGATTGTCCGTTTAATTCAATAATGTTTAGCATCTCTCTGAGCCTATCTACCACCCTGCGGTCGTACTTATCCGCAAAAGTACCGAAGCCGAAATTTTGCGAAAAGCCCAGATTAGTTGTAATATGAAAAACTTTTCCGCTTTTTAAAAATCTTTCGTAAAGAATATTTACAAGCTCAGTAAAAATACAAATTTTGTTACCGTAGTGGTTCGCCTTGTCCTCGAATCCGACGTCATCATAACAGCAAGAGCCTCGGGTATATTCAGGAAGTACCTCGACCCCGTGTTGTTGGACCGCCCGAGCAATTTCCTTCATATCGTGAATTTTAAACTTATTAGCGTTATCCTGAGTAAATTCGCTAAAAACCTGCATTGTTAGACTTTTACCCGTCCCGACGTCACCAAATAAGCATATTCCTTTTTTTACGTTGTACGGGCTATTTTCGTCCCTTATAAAGTAGTTTGTCAGGTTTCTATAAATTTCCTTGTCCTTATCGCTCAGGCTTAGCTCCTTTTCGATTCTTTCGAGCTTTGCCTTTAGTATCTTTGATATTTCTTTTCTCGCTTCCTCATATGTCTTGTTTACGAAAATAGGATTTTGGAGTTTAGGCTTTTCCATTGTTTTGACATAATCAAAATATTGTTTATTCCTTTGCTCCTGCTCCTCGCTTAATTTATAGCTGTTCCTTTTGTCTTTAGCTTCCTGCAAAGTCTGGATTCTTTTCTCCTTTCCGCTCAGGGCGTCAGCGAGTTGTTTTTGGAGTTGCTCGAAGTGGTTTTCGCTATCTGTCCAGAGACCTTTTGCTCTTTGCTCCTCGACAAATTTTTCGTAAATTTTTTTGTTATAATCTTGCTCATTCATAGTTAGAAGATTTTGTAAGTTAATGGTTGAGGTGTATACCCAGTTTCGGGCTGAGACTTATTTTTTTGATGCTCGATTATTTGTTTCTCATCGAGGAATGTTCCTTGCCAACCGTTTGCTATCGCTTTTGTAATGCTATCCAATACCATACCTTCCCCGTATTTTTTTAATTGCTCGCTCCATTGTTCCAATTTTGTTTGCAGAGACTTTTCGGACCTATAAGGTTTCTTTATTTCTTTTCGGTACTCGATGAACTCCTGAGCTGCTTTTATCATTGCAGGGCTAAAATTATCTGGGTAGGTCTGTTCTTTTTTTGGCGCAACTTTTTTTTGTGTTTTTTCTTTTTTAGCATTTAGGTTTAAATCTTTATTCTCAGAAAAAAAAGCGTCAGCGTTATTATTATTATATTCTATATTCTTATATTCTATATTATTTATATTATTAATTGTTCTCCCTTTTGTAGAATCAAGTTTAGCACTTTTGTAGAAACTTGAATTTACTTTTAGGCTTAACAAGTTTATCAAATTTTCGATACAAGATTCGTCTATTGAGTAATGCTTGACAGCTGGTAAACCTTTGAGTTTTGTTTTTAAAATACCTTTTTGTTCTAATTCCTTACAACACCTTTGCTGAACTTTTGCGCTGAGAGTTGTTTGCTCTTCTATTTCCGCCTGAGTGCGAAAAAAATACCCCTCCTTAAGTTTACCTTCACTCTCCCAATAAAGTTGTGAGCCTGCCAAATCTGCAAACAATACAGCCGATTCGAGCCCGACTATCTTTGCGAGTTGTTTGTTGACGGTTAAAAATGATTTTGCCGATAATAATGTGAGTATATTCATATTTGTAAAAATTAAAAAAACCCGAGACAATTTAAAGAGGTAGGAGTCTCTTATAAACTGAAACGGGTTAATGATATTTTTTTTTCTTATATTCGTTTTAAGCTCCTACCCAAAAAACAAATATGTTTAGCATTCGAGTCGAATTAAGTTGGTCACCGAGAGCACCCAAATGCAATACAAAAATACAAAAAGCATCTGAATAAAAAAACTTTTAAGGCTCTTTTCTATAAAAATACCTTTTGCTCGGATATTTTTTTCAATGAAATTTTTGGATAAGCTTCTCGCTCAGAATCAAAAGCTAACTTTTTAAGTACAATTCCTTTAATATAACAATTCCAAGCTTTTATCATAAAAATTGTTTTTAAAGTTTGGTTTATTTTTTTCTGGCTCATCTTATCCTGCATAAATCTATTTCTAAGCAAAAGCATTGTTTCATTTGTCACATTTATACCAGTACAAAGCTCATTCATAAAATTTATTGCAAGCTCTGAATCTATTTCTTTAAATACTGAATAAAACCCACCAATAAAACTTTTAGGCAATATTTTTGCAAAACTCATATACCAATTATGTGATTTTTTACAAACCTCCTGCCACAAAATTTCATTATCATAATACTTTTGTAAAAGCTGAGCATTTGTAAGCCTCATATCCTTTTGCCCAGATGTAAAATGATTATTTTTTAATAAATAATAAGTTTGAATTATCGAAGGGATTGAACTATCATTTGTTATTTTATTAAGTTTAAAAACATCTGTAGCACTCCTAACTGAGCCAGTATCCAAAACATCACTAACAGAGTCCTCAAGACCGTAGGCAATATGAAAAAATATAGGAGTATTTGCTTTCACTATTGCATAAAGTCTGTGCTGCCCATCTAAGATAATTCCAGATTTTGATATTTTTATTACCTCTCCCGTGTCTTCCTTCCACCTACCCGCTAAAATATCTTTTGTGTATCTACTTACAACCTCAGCTCTTACTCGTCTATTATTGATATTGGCTTCGAGTAATTCCTTCGCTCTGGAAGGAGTGATTAATTCTTTTTTAAATTCTAACATAAAATAAGTTTTTTAAAGTGTTTATAAATAATTTACGCTATCGATATGCTTTTTGTCATATAGTCGACAATCGCTACCGACAAAGTCCTTTTGTTCGCCCCGACGACGTTGTGGTTTCTGTCGCTTCTTTTGACCCCTACGGCATTTATTTGCTCGATAACGGCTTGGAGGTTCTCAAAGATTTCTTTTTTCATCTCGTCCGATATTTTGCCAGCTGAGTAATGAGCACTAAATTTCTTTAGCATAGCTTCAAAGGTAGAAGCTTTACTCAGATTATGAAGCTCAGCGAGGTAACTGATAACGACATTAACTTTAGGAGTCATTTTCAACAAAACTTGTTTGTTTCTCTTGCTGACCTTTTTACGCTCCATTGGGTACAATAGAGCGTTCAAAGTCATTTCTACCTCAGGGGCGATACTGATAATAATTAGCATAGGTTTAAAAGTTCTTTTTGATGTTTAGTTAATAAATAATGTTTTTCTACGTCCTGCAGGCGGTCGGGATTATTCAAAAGCCATTCAACTAACTTTTGCATCTCCTCCTCAGTTTTTACCTCCTTTCTCGGTTTCGGCTTTTCGAGTTGCTCTCTTTTTATACTGCCTGCACTCTGGGCGTCGTCGTCAATATCAACACTAATTCCGAGCATAGCAGAAAGGGCGTAACGTTTAGCGTATGTAATACCCCCTCCAAGCTCCTGCAAGGCGTTTGTGCCCTTATTCCCGCTCATCGGGGAGAAAGGCATCTCCGACTGGATATATTGCCCTGAGACGTGATATAAAGCCGTTACGAGGTATTCACCCGCTAATGCCTGAACTATCGCCAAGTTGTTAGCCGAAAGTATCGGGCGTATTGTGTGCAGGATATTGTCAAGGCTCAAATATTTGTTTTGCAAATGGTTGTTCTTTGCATCCTTTTTGAGCCCTGCCTTTTGGAACTCAGCGTTGAACTTTACGAGTGACTGGATAAGCTCGTTGATGTTTTCAGATTGTTTGTACATTTTAGAAGTGTTTAGAAGTGTAAAAATTGCAGTTGGTCGGATACTGCTCCCCGTGGTTTTATCTTTGCTTTTGCTCTTCGTACCACATTTGAGCTTTTTGGTCCTCGGTGTACTCAACCTCAGGTCTTGAAGGAGTACCCTCTCTCATTTCCAAAACCTCGTCAAACGTCGGTACTACTCTCTTAATTGCTTTGCCAGTCAGCTCCTGAATTTGCAATAATTCGGTGTGAGTAATTTCATAAAGCTCAATGATTGAGTTAATGTCTTGCTCGTCATTGTCGGCTAATGCAATAAATAGGTTAAGAATTGCATTTGCAACCTCCTTAGAGGTGTAATTTGATTCCCAAATAAGTCTGTAATAAATTTTTAAAGTTTTCATAATTAAAAGTTTTGAAGTGTGATTGATATTCTTTTCTGATTTGTTGTTACAAAGGTATAACAAAGGAATTTAAAAAAAGAATATTTAGTAAAAAATCTTTTGCAAAAAGTAAAAATAATTAAAAAAAGCTGCCAACCTCCCCAGATTAGCAGCTAAAATCAACCTATTTAACCGAAATACTACTTTATTTTACTTTGTAAATCCTTTATCATTTGGTCCTTTGCCTCAAGTTGTTGCTTTATTAACTCGTTGTGTTTATTGTGGACGTCCTGAAATTCCGTGAGGGTTTCTTTGTGCTCCTTCCTCAATAGCTCAGTCTCTCCGCTAAAGTGTTGCATCTGTTCCTTAATCTGCCCCTTCATATTTTGCAGCCAGTACCACAAAACAGCAACGACGCCAAATTTTGATATAATTTCAAAGACCGTGTTTTCGATGCTTACCTCCGCCCCAGTGAAGAGGAAGAGACCGCTCAGGGCTAACACGTCGGGAATTAAAGATTTGTCCATTTGTTTAGGTTTGTAATCTATGAGGGGTAGGTATTTTACCCACCAAAAGTTTATATTTTTATTGTTTTTAATTTGCTTTAAAGGTAGTACAAAATTTCCGTCGGCATCCTCCTCAGGGGTAAAAAACTTATTGAGGTTGTATTTTTCGCCCTCTAAAGCTTCTTTCTCGTCCTCAGCTAATAAACCGACCTTTGGCATTATACTTCGTATTGAGCCAACCAAATATTTACCATTGCAGGAATATCATCATCATCCCAAGTTTCTGTATAAGGCATATCTTCAGCAATTACTCCAAATTCAGCTGTGTCTGTTGACAATACAACTAAAACAGACAATAACTTATCAATTGCTTTATCTTGTATTGTATTAAGATTTATAAAAATTGTAGGGTTTACAATCTGTACATTAAATTGTGGGAAACTGTATGTCATTGAATTATTTTTTATGTTATAAAAGAATTGTTCCTGTTACTGTAAAAGTTCTGCAAACAATATATTGATTAAATTGTGAAAATCTATCAACGGATGTTATTGTTCCGTTTGAACTTGCATATTTAAAAACTGCTGTAGCTGTTTGTCTTGTTGATGTATTTAAAGAAACTGCGCCTAAACTAAAAGGTGCATATTGTATAAAATTATTTAGATATGTATAATTTGGTAAAGACATAATTTCATTTATATTCGGTATTCTCCATCCCGAAGAAAAACCACCTATACTTAACAATAATGCGTCTGCAATATCTTGTGACCAGGTTCGTGTTGGGCTTGGTCCTCTCAATGTATTACTCCAACCTAAAACGTTATTTCCGTCAAAAGTTGACCAATCTATAATAATGGTATTTGTATAGGTTTGATTTCCAGTTGTACTTGTGAATCTGTTAGTATTACCAAAAGGATTGTTTTGTGCAAGAACTGAAAAACTTGTATTTCTTCCTGCTTCAATATCACCATCATCACCAGTTTGCTGTGATACTGTTTGCCCAGTTTTCATCAACTTTGCACTTGTTAAAAATGCCTTTGTTGCTTTGATATAATTCCCTATCATAATTTTTACGCTTTTGTTATATTAAGATTTGTTACCCCTGCAAGCGATGCTGTTACCGTAATTTTACTACCTATTAAAATAGTATTTGTCAAGGTATAAGCAGCACCATCATCCAAAATAGTAATTGTCGGAGCATTTTTAATATTTGTAGTTGTGTTTATTTTTAGGTCGTATGGAGCATAAAAATCAACCGTTAAAGCATCCATAAGCTCAACCGTATAAATAATGCCACGATTAACCCAAAGTGTGCCGTTATACTCCAAAAAATTACCATTGGCAGCACTTGTTATGCTTACATTATGCAACTCATCAAGTTCATAACCGTTGTCAATTTTAACATAGATTTTGCCTTTTGAAGCGTGAGCATATTCTACATATCCGACACGAACCTCGTGAATCGGTGCGCTCGGTTTTACGTTTGTTATTGCTCCAAAAGTAGTTCCGCTCAAATATAAAGAATCACCATCTGCCCACGTTTCACCCTGCAAACTTCCAGATGTGTTAATATTTTCAATTGTGCCAACAGTCTGAATAAACCCCTCTTGATTGCCATTTATATTCTCAGCAACTAATCCAAGAGTTCCAGCACTATTTACGTCAGAGTCAGCCCTTGCAAGCTTTACAGAAAGTCTTTGACCCGTAGCACCCGCAACGATGCAAACTTGATAATTAGAAGCCAATAAATTGACAAGCGGTGTTGTTTTATTTACAACTCTTGCAAATTCCTGAGTTCCGATTTTCAGCTTTATTGAACCACCTGAAACCCCACCGACAAAAGTACCATAATTGGCATCAAAAGTAATTTGACCAGAAACTGGATTAACCGTACTACCTAAATTAAAAGTAATGGAGTCAGTATTTAAAAGGTCGTTATTGTTTAGGTCTATATCGTTTGCTCCTGCAGTATTGCCAGCAATTAAGACCGTCGCTAAATCGTCACCACCCTCCCCGCTTAACTCAAAAAAAAAATCAGCCGATAAAAGCGTAATTAAGTCGTTCGCATCGCCCGTGAAAGGGATTGCGGCTGCAGGCTCAACCTGAGTATTTTGTACCTTCTCGACAATAATACCCGCCCACTGATTAAAGCCAAATTTTACGATAATTTCGTTGTCGCCCTTAACCTCTAAAGAGTTGACGTTTATTAATACCTTTGAGACGTTGCCCGAGGTATCCGTCAAAAGTACATTGCCCGAAGTCGTTTTTATTATGTTCATATTAGTAAAATATTACGTTTGTTGATGTATTCTTTTTTAGTTCGCAGGCTCGACAATGGTTGCCAGTGTGCTCATAATATCCGCAATTGCATAAAGTACCACAATGACCGCAATCATCGTCACACGGGCAATTTCTGGAGTCAAATAGGGGAAAGTCTGCTTTATTTTTGCAAAGGTAGTTTTCGAGCAAAGGTTTTAAATTGTCAATCCTTTGTATCATATTGTCTTGCAGGAATCTCACACCACCAACTCCAGTATTTTGAGCAAATTCCGAGTCGTTGGAATAAATACCCTTTGAGCTGACTTGCATCGCTACAAAAGGAAGCACCTCGTAAAATACCGAATAAGCCGTGTATCTTAGTAAGTAAGCAGTCCAGAAAGCCTCATAAACTGGATTTGTCGGGAACTTTAAAACAATCGCCCCGACCGACGGATTGTAATTACTCTCTGCAGGATTCTGCTCTAAAATCATATCCTCGTAAAGATTGGAGCCGAGCACGGGTAATATAAAACGCTCCTCGCTATCCTTAACGTGAGGGCTAATTTGATTAAGGTCAAATCGAGCCGTTACGGGAACTGGTCTGTATACGCCCGTATTGACGACTTCAGCGGGTTTAATTAGTGTTTGCATCGTCTTCTATGTCTTGAGTTTCTGATTCTTGAAGTGGCTCAAATCCGAGCTCCTGCCTCATCTCATTAGCCGTTAAAATCTTTTCGACTGGTATATCTCCCGCAAAGCTGACGGGCATCGGCTTAGATATATCCAAAGCAATATTCAACCAATTTTCGCCCAAATATTTACCCGCATCTTGGATAATAGGATTAAGGAACTTTGTTAAAAATAACCTTTGCATCGGTCTAATTACCGTATGATAAACAATGTCGAACTCTGAGCGGATTTGCTGATTAGTTCCTAAACTTCCCGCAGTTCTCAACCCCGTGAGCGATACCGACCAACGATGAGCAGCGATTATATTTGTCTGTGCTAAGTTTTGAAGCGTCATAAATTCGCCCTCAGAGGAAGAGTTTAAAACTTGCACGTCACTTTTATAGGTCGGGTCTCTTAATGCCTGAATAAACATTTTTGAGTTGTTCCCAGTACCCGTAAAGCAATCTTTCATTGCTCGGACCACTTGCTGAGCCTCCTCTTGATTAGCTGAGCCAAAAAGACTAATAATAGCCGAAGGAGTAAAGCCGTTCTCAAACTTTGATTGGTTATATTTCGGAATCCTATATTCAAGCTCCGCCCAGATTTTAGCACTCACCCAATCGGGAATCCCCCAATAAACCAAAGTTGGCTCATAATTTTTCAGATGTATTATACTTTTTTCTACGTTCCCGAACTTTTCAAAGGCGGGAAATATTGGAAGGTCTGTGGCATTGGCGGGAGTTATGTCCCACGCTTCTTCAAACTCACTCGATACCCCTATATGAGTAGGGTAAATTTCGTCTTTTTTAGCCTTTCGAGGTCTGCACCAATTTATCGGCAAAGGTCTTAAATAATATTTTCTTGTCTGACCTACCTTAATACGTTGTATCTCGACAAAAGCATTGCCAAAGCAGGCAAAGTCCTTTGCAATTTTACTCGCAACCTCCTCGATATTTTCGCCCTCAGGCGTTACCGACGTCAGCCAAATGTCTAAGCTTTCTTTTTGGTCCTCAGTAATAGCCTCGAGTTCAGTTTTGGCAGCTTTTGCCGAGCTTAAAACAGACATAGAGCTATAAGGTACACAATAAAAGCCGTCGCCTAAAAAATAATTGACCTTTTGTTGGATAATTCCTGCAGTCGTAGGGCTATTGTTTGTAATAGCTTGTATTCGGTCTAAACGGCAAAGGTCGTACGTAGAAAAGGGGATATATTCCCAGACCGTGCGGTCCAAAATTTCTTTGGTAGGCTCCCTGAATATATCGTCAACCTTAAAAGGGCTTAACCCGAGATTTAAGCCACCAAAAGCATAAACCTTTTTTTCGTCCTTATTTTCCGTTTTAGGCGAATTTCTCCTATTCATTAGTATTAAGTTCTGTTTCTTTGCTTAAATTGTCTACAACCTTGTTTTTGGGCTTTTTACCTACGAACTCAACTCCTTTGTGTCCTGAATGGAAAAGATGTTCGAGTTGGTCCTGAGTCGCCTCATCAAGGTTGACCATAAATTTACTGCAAGTTACTAAACAGCCCTTGAATTTATCAGTTACTTTATACATAAAATGAAATTTTAACAAAAAAAGGGAGAGAAACAATAAGCCCTCCCCCTCCCTTCGATATTATTAAAACTATACTGGGATAACTACTGAAGCCTCCAAAGGTAGAGCCTGAACGGTGCCTCTTGAAGTTAAAGTAATTGTGCTTTGGTTTTGGTCGTTAATAGCCGTACCCGTAACCGTCTCAAAGTTAGTAAGCTGAGCAGCATAAGAAATTCCCAAGGTCGTTAATTCTTTTGGAGCACCCCACAACCAACGTGAGCCGTTGTTTTCCTCGTGGATAACCACGAACCCGCAGCAACAATCTTGCAGCTCTTGAATTGCCTCTCTCGTCGTCAAAGCGTGGCAAGGAAAGATAGCAACTAAAGTCTGAGTGATAACCGTATTACAATTAGCACGTTCGCCAGTTTCGGTAAAGTTGGCGGTCTCCTGATAGGGTTCAAACTCATAGAATTTTGCAGCACCAACCATCGTAATAGTGTCCACCTCGCCTGCTGTGATGTTCAAAGATGCGATATCCTCCTTTGATGCGACCCAGAATTTAGCGACACCCCCTGCGCAAGAGTTAGCGCAATTTATTGTTAAACCTGATGTTAAGCAAGACATATTTTTTGTTTTTTTAGGTTATTAAATTAGTATGCAACTGTAATGAGGTCAGAATGTTTGTAGTTGAAACCTAAGAAAAACTTTGATTTAACTTTCAATTTCTCCTCTTCCTCATCGTGCCAAGCCATCGCTTGATTCACGGGGTTAACAATATCCGTTGCTAAGACCATATTTGTGCGCTCTGTATAAAGTACAAAGTTTGCATCTTGTATACCGAGGTAACTATTAGCGTATTGCTGCCAGTCGTACATTGGCATAACTTCAATACCATTAAAGCTCAAACGCTGAGTTCCGTCAGTTAGCAAAGTTAAGTGAGCTGCTGAGCTTACACCATTATTTTGTAGGTCCTGAAGGTATTGTCTGTAAACATTAGCAGAAACCAAAAGCACTTTTTGAGCCTCAGGAACGGCAGCCAAAACATTAGAGCTATTTTCCCATACCGCTGTCAAAAGGTCGATGCCATCACCCGCAGAGAGTGGAGTACCTGAGTTTGAGTTGATGTAAGGCACTAAGTTATTAGCAACCAGCTGAGGGATATAAACCGACCACATTCCGTCCGTCAAGTTTACCGCATCGTCCACGCTTGCTTTGTTACCAAAAAAAGCAATTTTCAACATTTGCTTTTTAAGAGCCTGCACCATACGGGTCATAAGTATTTGCATAAATACCGTGCCTTCCAAATTTGTTTGATTTGTACCCGCTTTAAGTTTTTGCTTATAAACCGTGCCTACAAACTCATCATAGCAAAGCTCCAAATTTACTTTGATTTCATCGACCTCAATACAACGCTCGAACAATCCGAGTGCACCTCTTGGAGTCCAACCGCAGCCGTTAGCAAGTTGCATAATATCTTCCATTACACCAACGTAGCCGATTTGCTGCTTATTATTTACGAGCACCATTGTCTCGAAAAGTGAATCTATTTCAGCGTCAAAAAATACTGGTTTAAAGAGCATTTCCTGAGCCTGAGTTCCAACGAGACCAATACGAAATTGACCTGCTTCAAAAGTTGCCATATTATTATTTATTTAGATTTAAGTTAATGAATTATACCGTTAGAGTCCAAGTTACTACTAAAGTAATATTTCCTCCGTTGCTTACAAAGTTAATATCTCCATTCTGAGCACCCGCTCCGAGATTGCCGTCAGCAACCGCAGACAAAGTGTATTTTCCGCCTGGGTAAATAACGCCCGCAAATTGTGGAAGACTCGCACTAAGTACGTCAGCGACTGGAGTAGCACTTGCAACCGTCAAAACCGTTGTGCCAGTGTTATGCAATTCAACTTGGAAAGGAATATCCGCCCCATTAGGGAAAGAGCCAAGAGCAAGAGTCGTAATCGTAACCGTACCATCAACCTCATAAAGAGCCAAAACTGGGGCTTTTGCCGTAACCGTGTCAAGGGTTAAAGCTCCCGTCGAAGCGTCAAAGCTAAACGAGTAAGAAGTCTTACAATTGCAGCTAATCAAATCGCCTTCGCCAGTTTCCATAACAACGGTCACCGTCCACTCGTCACCAAGTAAACCCGTATTTGAAACCTCAACGTCTGGGTTAATGCCAGTACCGACTGCAGTAACAAAGTTTCCTCTTCCGTCTGTTACACTCAATTTAATGTATTTAAAATCATATCCGCTTGTAGGGGAAGCGAGGTCAAGACCGACAACTCCCATCCCATTGTAAAGCTCAGCGACAAGCTCAAGAGCGCAATTTCCGCACTGCTCGATTCTCAAAATTTCGGCATTGGCAGGATTCGCAAGTGGGTTAAAACGACCAACGAAAAACTCCTCGCTGTTGCCCTCCTGAAAAAAGTTTTCTTTATTGAATGACATTGTTTTTAATTTTTATTTATTAAAGAATTGATAAACCTTGATGCCTCAGTAATTTGCTCAGATGTGAAACCGCTAACGGGTTTAACGCTCTCGGTCGTTTCTGTTTTGTAGCTAATTTTAGCTTGTATTTCCGCCTCCATTGCTTCGAGTTGCTTTCTTTTTTCAGATAGTCTATTTTCTAAGTCTGAAAGTTCGGAAGCCTTTGCGCTAACCTCTGGAGTCTCAGCAACCGCCTCGATAGGCTCGCTTTCCTTTGCAGGCTCTTCGACCTTTTCGCTTCCTTCCTGAGCTGTCTTTATTGGTTCGGTTGTTTCCTGCTTAACCTCTTCGGTTATCTCAGCATTGAGCCCGAGCCAAGAAGCCAAAAGCTTTAGAAAGCTCTTTTTTTCTGCTGTCATATTTAATAAAATTTGTTTTGGAATGTTTTTAAAATTAGCCTCCGCCCTTACTTGAGCGAACGTTTCTTGGTATATTTTATTTTCGCTTTCGCTTTCCTCTGTTATCATATCGATTAAGCCAAAGTTCATTGCCTCGTCAGATGTTAGCCACGTTTCAGCGTCCATCATTCTTTTAATTTCTGCGTATGTATCCTCCTCGCTCCCGTTCATTAGCTTATTATTCTTTTTGACCTTAGCAACGTAAATACTTAACATATCCTCGTCAACCTTTTTGAGTAGCTCGATTGTATTTTGCATTTCGTTAGCGTTCCCAGTTACATATCCCCAAGAATTATGGAGCATAAAAAACGAGTTCTTACTCATCTGTACTTTTTTCGCAGCGAGTAAAACAATTGTCGCAGCCGATGCTACAATACCTATTCCCCTGCTAATAGTCGAACCGCTATAATTTTTGATTAGTGCCTGCATTGCCAACCCCTCGAAAACATCCCCGCCTGAGCTACTAACATTAAGGATAATTTCCTGCCCGCCTGCATTGGTTAAAGCCGTCTGGAGCGTGTCTTTATTTTGACCGTCTTTTCCTCCTATTGTCCCGAATATATTAAACTCTAAAGCCATTTTCATTGTATTTAAAGCAAAGATATTTTTGTCCCTCCTCAAAAAAAAACGATTAAACAAAAAAAGCACCCCCGAAGGAGTGCTAATTGAAACAAACTATTTTAAACTAACTAAAAAGGCAGCTCATCGGCATAATTCATAAACTCTTTATGTAAAATGCTATTTAGCTTTTTTGTTGACATTCCGAGCAACTTTGACAATTCTTTCGGGGTCTCATTCTGCCCATTACAAGATAAGCTCAAAATATCGTAAAACGTCGCAGGGCTTATAAAAATCTCATTTTTAGGATGCCTATAAAACATTGACCGACCTTTTATATTGTACTCCCTTCCATCCGCCTTGATGTAAAAGTCAATTGAACTATAAGCGTGAACGGGCTGAACAATCTTTGCTCGGGGCATATAGAACGTAAATTCGCCCTCCTTACCTTTGTAGTGTACCCTTGCTCGAGGAACTGAGCTTTTGTGGTGGGTATATTCTAAAACCCTGACGATAATGTCGTCATTGCGGTTTATGTCGTTGCGGTCGTACCAGCTGCAAAATACATACATAGTTTTTTAGATTTCTATTAGTGTGAAGTTAATTAATTGATTAGCTTTAAAAATCTTTATAGCCTCGAACCATCTTGAGTCAGGAACAACCATACACCCCGCACTCCATTGGTCAACAATTGACCCGAGTCCGCCCCTATGAAAGTTAATTCCATAATACCCCCGAGTCTTTACCACCTTATCAACTTTGCGGTCTTTATTCCCGTCCCTGAATACCTCAATCGCACCCTCCTGATAAAAGTAAGGAGCACCGAGCCAAAGCGATTTCCAATTGGCTGAAGTGGTGAACCGATGAGAGCTGATAACTTGCTGCTCGCAGGCGACCGCTGTCCCCGTGATGCCTCCAACCGTGACTGGGTTAAATATCCAATAGTCGCCCGCTAAGGTGGTGCAGGGTAAAATCATATCAGCTACCCGATTACTAAACCTTACCACAACGTCATTAAACTTATTATCAAATGCCTGAGCCATACGGACCCACACAAAGTCTGTCACGGGCTTAACCCATCCTCGTTTGTCCATTTCCGAGTCGATGTACTGCTTCGCCCCTGCAAGGCTGAGCGGTCCAATTAAGCCGTCAATCGAGCCCGAGTAAAATCCTTTGTTCTTGAGTAGTTGCTGAAAGTGTCTCATTGTTTTATGTTTTAATATTCGTTATATAAATGTCCTGCGAGGTCACAAAGTTTTTGATAAGGGCAATTTTCCCCGCCTGACTGCTCGTTAACCCAGTCCCAAATCAATACATTCTGTTCCTCCGAATATTGGTCTCGATTCCAATGTATATCCTCTAACCAAATATAATCTTCGCCCTTGTCATACCCTCGAAAGCCGTGACATTCATAAGCCCCGATGCCGTCATTTTGGAGGGAAAAATCATAATTGTAGGCGAAAAATTCAACCTCTCCCAATATTGGAAGCTCAATAAAAATATCAATATATCCTGCGTTGCTCATAATTTAAAATTTAGAGTGTGAAAAAAAAGTTCGGTTTTGTAGGTTAACCGAAAACCTTTGATAAGGTTATTTTTGAAATGATTTTTTTTGTTTTAATTCCTTAATATGTTTTTTTAGTTCGTCGATTTCATAAGCTGTTTTATTACTTATCGATACTAATTTATGATTGCTTTTTGTGCTATTTATACATAGATATCCAGTTATGTATATTTCATCTTCTAAAGATATTATTGCTGAAGGTTGATTGGTGAGTAGTAGTTCGCCATTGTTCAATTGGACAGCCACAAAAATTGATAAATTTTCGGGTTGATTTGGATGTAATACTGAATAAGCCCAATTATATTGCTTTTCAGATAACCAAGCTGTTTTATTGTTAGATTGTGCTTTTTTCCAAATCTCAATAATAATGTTTTGAATTTTAATTTTCTCATTCATAATAGTTAGTTTTTTGAAGTTTAAATAATTCCGTTTCCGTATTTCTTATTACAAAGGTATAATAAAGGAATTTAAAAAAAGAGTCTTTGGTCAATTATTTTTTCAAAAAATAAAAATATTTTCAAATGTCGAACTTATTCGGGAAAAAGTACGTGTAATGATTGCTCAGAATGTTATAAATAGCCGTCTGTTCAAGAGGTAAAACCTTTGTCAACTCATTAACCGCCCTATCTTTTTTCTCATACTCAACTATAAATACTGGATAGAGCTTAATTACGACATACCGATTTATTATTGACTGCCTGACAATATTGTGACGGATAAAGAAAGCTATAATCTTTTCAAGTTGAGGTATCTCCCCGAGCTTTTCGCTTAGTTCATCAGTCAATAGCTTACAAAATAAACGTCGGCTATTCTTTTCTCGGTCACGGCTATAATTCTCAATCATAGAAAATTGTTTCTAAAATACATTATTACTTTGCCTTTACACGCCCTGCAGGAATAATCTTTTTGGACCCGCTTTTCTACCGTCTCACCCCTGCCCAGAGTTTTGATGTACCGATAGTAAAGGTAAAAAAGTCTGCGGAGGTCGGCATCATTAAACAGCATATTACTTTTATTTCGGGTCATTATTTCGATAACCTCCTCTCTGCTATCTTCGGGAATTTCTCTAATATACATAGCTTAAATTTGTGCCGTGACTCTTATTTCTTTCCGCTCGTTTCGTGCTTTGTCGACTTGGTCTTCCGTGCTTGCCGTGTAAACAACCTGCAGCCTATCGATACGGTTCTGGGTTTCAATAATCAAATTTTGCATCACGTTAAGTCGGTTCGCTTCCTCCGATATTGAATTCAATTGGTCAGTAAGGAAGCCAGACGGAGCACCAACTAAACCACCCGTCGCAAAGTTAGGAATTTTCGCAGCCTTTAAAGCCCGATAGCCGATTCTTTTTTGCTGAGACTGATTAAGTACAACCTCTCCCGTCTTTAGTGTCGCCAGTACATTATCCCCGTTCGACAAAGGCTTTATATTGCCTCCGCTCGTAACTTTGCCACCATTGGCAAATTGGACAACCTCGTCACCCATACCAACGACCCCACCTCGAGCAAGTGGCTGAGCTGCGATTATACCCGTCTGGGCAGCTCCCAGAATCCCAGCTATCACGGCTGCAGGAATATTCGGAGCGGGAGGTGTAAAATAAGCTGCCGAAACTGCTAAAGCCGTATTAATAATTGATTGTAAAATCGCCTGAGCTTTTTGCTGTTTTGCTGCTTTCTTTGCAAGTTCCTCTTTTGCCTGCTCTAATTTCTGGGCGTTAGCAATCTCCGTCTCGAGTTGTTCCTCAAAAAACCTACGTCTTAATCCAGTGCTATTGTCGATTTCTTCCTGAAGGCGGTCTTGTCTTTGTTGGCTACGTTCCAATGCTTCATCGTATCTTGCTTCCTGCCTTTCGTTTGCTACATTTAAAGCGTCAAAAAATACGTCGGTAAAATCTTTGATAACATTTAAAGCGTCCTCAAAGCTCTTTTTACGGGCTGCAAGTTGCTCGTCGGCATTCTTTTTAACGTTCTTTGTTTCTTGGTTCTCTATGTCTGAAAGCTCTGTTTTAAGCCTTTGACGGGCTAATAAAACCGCATCGTATTCCTCTTGCTTTATTCCAACCTTTAGCTTTCCGTTTTCGTCTAACATCTGAGCCTCGGCATCGTCAAGAGCTTGTATTTTGTTGCGAATATTGGCGATTTTGTCCGCTGTCTCCTGCTCAGCTGCCAGTCTTATAAGCTCCTCTCTTTTCTTTGCGTCCTTTTCGTTTTTCAATAGCTTGTTAAGGGTTTCCTTATTTTTAAGGTCTCGCATTTCGCCAACCATATCGATGTAATCGAGTTCCTCCTCCAGAATTCTGTCCCTAAAATCTCGCAATTGCTCAGCCGTTTCAAGTTCCTTTTCGAGGTCGTCCTTTCTGAACCCTGCTTTTGCATTTGAAATATCCGTCTCAGTTTGTTGGACAATCTCTTTTTTGATTTTACCAACCTCCGCAGCGACCGATTTCTCCTCTTCCGCTGCCTCTTTAATAGCTTTTGCGTTATCGTCCCTGATTTTTTGTATTTCTTTAGGATTAAGAGCCAATTTTATAGCCTCTTGAAGTTGTTTCTGCCCCTCAGCTAATCTTTTTTTGTTTTCATCTTGAAACTTTGCGAATTGTTCGTCTAAGGTCTTGAGTTGCTTTTCCCCGTTAAGCTGAATTTCTTTTAATTGTCTTTCTCTGTCGTCCTTAATGTTTTTGATGTTTTCTTCAATATACCTCGCTTGTAATTCGGCAATAAGAGCCAGAGTATTTTTGCGCACTTGGACCTCATTCTCTAAAAACTTATTTCGCTCGTCGGTTAATTTTTTAACTGCCTCCGTATATTTACGAGCATCATCCTCTGCTTGCTGTTGAGCTTTTCTCTTTTCCTCATCCCTCTTCGACTGCTCATCAAATTCCTTTTGTTGTTGTTTCATCTTTTCCGCTGCAGCTTTCTCGTCCGCCTGCATTTTACTTTTCATCTCTTCCTCAGCCTTTTTTTGAGCGTCGGTATTTTCATTAACAGCGTCGGTGTTTTCGTCTGTTACTGCCGTATAAGCTGCGACAGCCGTTCCCGCTGCAACTAACCCAGTTAGTGCAAGCCCTAAAGGATTCGCCCGAACGGCTGCGTTAAATGCCAATTGAGCCGCTTTTGCTGTATTTATTATTGCCGTGTAAGCGATTACAGCCCCGTTGTAAATTACGAGAGCAGCACTCGATAAAGCCGCAGCAATACGTCCCGCATTCATAGCCAAAGTAAACACTCCGAGAGCCACAGAAACCGCAGCCAAAACTGGAGCGATTGACGTCATAGCCTTATAAATCCCCGCCATTAGATTTATTAAAAATGTTATTGGCGATAATATAAATTGAATAGTAGTTCCAATTAGCTGGAATAGGTCAACACTTTGCCCCGCAGGAACAAACAAACCAATTAAGGTACTGATAAAGTCATAAACAGATTTCCCAAGTTCAAAAAATGCCTTCCCGATAGGGCTCAGAGCATTAAACAAAGCTAATAAAACGTTGATAATTGCCCCGCCTGCAGCGTTTTTAAACTCCTTAAATGTTAAAATCAAATCCTTAGACTTTTTAGCCGTCTCGATTTGTGAGCTTGCAAGTTCCCTATTAGAATCTAATAGCCTCCGATTATCTTTTGCAAGTTCCGATACCTCCGCCCCTGCCTCGACAAAAGCTGCAGGCATCTCCTTTATTTTTTCTAAGTAGTCGTTCGCATTACCACGCCCCTCAACTAAAGCTCCCTCCAGTTTACCTACTGCCTCCTCAAAGCTTATACCCATACTTTGCGCCAATGATTTCGCAGCAGCTGAGATTGTCTTTGCATCCGTACCGAAAGTGTTAGCCAATGCAGAAGTCTGGGCAGCGACATTATCCAAACTCTCCCCATATAGTCCCGAAAATTCCATAACGGTCATACGGGTCTCATTTACCTTTTTGTTAAACTCCTCAAGGTTCGTAATGGCTTTATTTATAAGGTTGGCAGCCTGAAATGCCACAAAGCCAATTGTCAGAGCTTTACCGAAAGTATTAAGATTGCCCTCACTATTTCTTAATTGCCCCGCAAAAGCCTCAAAACCAGGGATTGATGCATAAATTACTCGGGTAACTCTTGCAAATGTTTTGGGATAATTACCGACATTTCTTTGAAACTGCCCGACCTGAGCGTCCGCCTTTTTTAACGTTTGGTCGAGTTGCTGAATTTCTTTTTTTAGCTTGTCGAGTTCCTCCGCACTTTTCGAACCATCAAGAGCAGCGTTCTTAAATTCCTTCCTAAGCCTATTTAATTTAGCACTCGCTTTGTCATACGCCCCGAGCGAACTTTCCTCTAAGAATGATTTATTGACGTCGTCCTGAGCCTTTTTAAGAGCCTTTTGCTGAGCCGTTAATTTTCCAACCGTTTCGCTCAGTTCCTTAAATTCCTTTTTACCCTCTTCGGTTGTCAAATCGAGAGCGTTCATTTGTTTTGTAGTGTCTGAAATTGCAGCGTTCAAAGAATTTATTGAATTTATGCCGTCTATTTCGATTGTAAAACCGACTACCGTTTGTGCCATATTATACGTTTACTTTTGATTGTATTTGTGTATTTTGAATTCTGTCCTCAGCGTCCACCTCTTTAAAATCTTGTATTAAATAAGTCTTTGTTGACCCGCTTTTCGATACATTAAAAGCGTTCACCTCCTGCAGGATATAAGTATCTGAGTTTATTATTACCCTATGTCTAAACGTTAAATTTTGTATCATAACTATGTCCCAGTACATATAAATTTCGAGCTGTTTGCCATTCTGCCAACGTACCAACTCAGGTAAATAAAATCGTTTCATTAACCCAGAAATATTAAACCCGTTAACCACGTCGTCCGAAAAGCTGAGCGAAGTCTGGAATCCTGCCGTGTCATTATAATCGACCATATATGTCGCAGGGGGTTGGTTTGGAGCGACCCCGCCCGAGGTTTTGACATTTGCCAAACCATTATACCCCGCTATAAGTTGCTCGCTAATCATAAGTCTTGGCAATACGTCAATATTCTTTTGGGTACTCGTCGACGTTTCAAGGTAATTTGTCGACCAAATTATCGGAATAATTACGTCTTTATCGCTTCCAGTTGCTTTTATCTCACTATCTACTATTGTAATGGTCGGAGCAAAAAAAGGATTTTCGAGGACGTTCGGGTTGGTACTAAACCTATTCGGTTGGAAGTTGTATCGAGCCTGCAGGAGCCCGACGTTTTGCCCCTGATTCATTGCCTCGATAGTTGCGTCGTTGTTGTCCTCCTTCCAAATTAAAGTGATTGAGCTGTCCATCTTAGTCTCAGAAACAAGCTCACCGCCTTTGAGTAAATCTACCTTATTTGTGAGGTTGTCGTTGCGATAATAAAAGCCCGTTTTGAACTCCCGAACGTTTGGAAGTGGGAAAGCTCTGTCCTCTAATAAATAGCGGTCTGCAGGGTCGATACGTACCGACCTCGCCCCCTCGTCTGTTTCAAAAACTAAATTGAAAGCGTGAGCAAGTCCTTTGATAAAATCTAAAGCGGACCAACGTTTATTGATTAAGTATTTAAAATCTAAATTTATATTGTCGGCTATTTCTGCCTCCCCTATTATGTCATAATAAAAATCTAATTCAAAAGGTGCTGAACCTAACCCGAAAGATAAACCCATTGCAAGAGTATCACCCTGAGTTAAATTTAGTACAAAGGAATAATTTAATATTGAATCTACATTTATTACTGGTTGTTCAATATATGTCCAAGTAGGTGGGAAAGTAGTCCATTCGCCATTTAAACCATAAAAAAAACTTGGGTCGACCGAACCCGCTACATTTGTAAATATTGCCTTTAAAGAAATTAAATAAAAGCCAGTATAAGGAGCTGTATAAATACCAGTCAAAGGGTCGTAAGGGTTCGGTCCAATTGTAGGAGCAACCGTCTGAAAAGGAAAAACAAAAGGGTATTCAATAACATTTATAGGAGGATTCCATAAATAATTAGCACTTATATTCAAATACTCAATACCAAACTCTGGGTCATTTATTGTATTGCTTAACGGAATTGATAAAATCAATTTACTAAACCAATCCGTCGTAATAAAATTGGAAGCTATTGTGTACCCTATCGAAGCGAATATCTTTTCCAAAATATGCCTGACAAAAAGAGCGGGAGTTGACTCCAAAGCATCCGCCTGCCCAAATACGTCCCAGTCCCTCCACTTAATCAAAACATACTTATAAAAGTCCGTTGCATAGGTATAATCCCACGCCAAAACAATAGCATCCCGCTCGTAAAGGTGTGAGCCGAAATCGAGTTGGTAAAGGTAGGTCGTTTTGAGCCTTATCGCCCAGTCTGAGTTATTGCCGTAAAAAGCAACCTTGTAAGTTTTGCCCTGCCAACTATAAAGGTCTGGTCTAAGTGTAACCGACTGAAGTTGACATTTACCTATAAAAAAGGGTTGCCCGTCAACCTCGATACTCGCATCTAAAAAAACCTGCTCATTTATTGTTATGCCTCCAACGTCCCAGAACCTATTAAAAATATCGTCATTTTGTTTCGTAGAGGGTAACTCGAAAGAGTACTCCGACCGACTGCCCGTGTTAATATTCAACCCGTCCCGACTCCTAAGCGAATAGGTCAAAGGTAGGTTGAGCCCCTGCGGGGGAAGGTCTGCCAGTTTTCCGTCGATAATTACCCGTATATCTGCCATCTTAATTCTGTTGTACGCTTATATTATTTGATTCGACAAAGTTAATTGTAACGTTCAAAAGTTCGTTATTTTCTGAGGTCGTTATGCTGCTATCCGTAATAACAACCGCAACCAACCCGTCCGAAGTTTCAAGGTATACCTCAGGAGAACTTAAAAGCTCAGCAATCCAAAGACCTTCAGCTTCCGTATAAAATTTACTTTCGACCTCATACTCTACCGATACATCTTGAGCAATTTTAAAGAGCCCCCTATCGTAAATTGTCGTTGGTGGTGTGTTATAGGTCCACGTCTGGGGAACTTGAGCCAATTCGGATTTATTCTTTTGCTTGATAGTCTTTTTGCTGCTAAAGGTGTATGCATCCGCCCCTCCTAACCTATTAAGCCAATGCAATCGAGTTGAACGCTCAGCGCAACACTCAATTTTTTTAAATACTCTACTTTCAGATGCCTGAACAAAAAGCCAATTGCCCCCGATTAAATAAGCATTGCCGACATACACTCGATACTCTGCTAAATTAGGGTCTGACATATTAACTGAGCCGTCAAAATATACCTGAGTCGCAAGGTTTATCATTCCAACCCCGATAGTTGTCGGGATTAAATTTGCGTTTGGAGTAATAGAAAAAAGCCCGCTATCAATAAGCACTCCCCCAGAGTCGACCGTTTCAATTCTAACAGCATTGCAAAGGTTAGGGATAAAGCTAATATAATGATTTTCATTGGAGCAAATCGGGTACGGGTTCCCAATTACATTTGGAAAGTTAGTTAAAAAAGGAGTAGCAGCCGAGCCCGTCACCATACTATAAGCATCCATTCCCATAGCTGCGAAGTTTCGAGTTTGCCTCGTTCCGTTCGTAGCAGGGTAACCCGTGCTAATTATGTCCGTTGTTATAAATTGGGTTAATAAGCCCGTCACGGGGTCATTGTACAAATATGATATGATAAGCCCGACTTGAGTGTGGCAATCCGTATTTGAGACGTTTAAGGGCACTCCTAAAGTGTCAGGAAAGACCGTTGTTTTTGCCGTGCTTTTTGGAGCTGAGTAGGTCTGCAAAACCTTTGCCACGTCAAACTCAAAATAATAAGTCGTGCCGATAAAATACAAAGGGCTTTTTGACATAGACGTCACCCCCACGGAATCGACCACAATCGACGCCTGAGCCAAAACTAAAGCGTTTGCACTTGTCATACTTACCAAAAACTTATTCGGTCTGTATTGACTATTTAAAGCAAAAGGCGGAGCAGTTACTAAAGGCATAGTTATTTATTTAAGTAGTCGTTTAATTCGCTGTCCTTTGTTGTATTGTTATTAAACTCATTAACAAAAGATTCATAGCTTGTCGGTTCTCCCAGTTGAGACCATAAAGAAACACGGGCAAAAGCTAATTTTTGGCTATCCGTTGCACTTTCATAGTCTGCGGATAATGCCGTTGGTATCATTACAACGTTATATAATTTGTAAAAGTCAACACTCCAAAAGGCAAAGACTTTGTAAGTGGCGTAAATGTCCGCCCCTGCATCTTTTAAAGTATCATTGAGGCTTTTCGCCAATAATGCTGCATCCGTTGAGTTCATATGTTAGAATATTTTATTTGTAGTGAATCGCTGCCTTTCTTTTTTACATCCGCAAAAGCACCGACAAAAAGTAAACTTATAAGATTTTCGAGAGCGTCGCTTATCAGAGCTTGCACCTCATCGGAACTATCTTTGATTGCATTGTCAACCGCCCCGATTTTACCGTCTAAAGGCATCCCCTTCTTTTTTTGTTTATAAGCAATGGCAAAAGCAATCCTCTCCGCTTCCTTATCATTAACACTAAAACGCAATTTTGCATAAGCTTTAAGCCCGTCGATATACTTTGAACTTTTCGCTCCTGAGTTTGGGCTAAAAGGAATTCGCTCAGGTGTAACTCCATAATTTAAAATCATTCCGTAGTCCAAAAGCGTGAACTCAATATAAGCACTATTGACCGTCGCTTTGACATTATAGTCGATACTATTAACCAAAGCGCCCGTAAGCTTTCGCCCCTGCAGGATAAAAGCCTTTTTAACTGCCTCAGTCACTACCTTTCCGATATCCTCCCCGAGCTTTTGATATATTTGTTGTTCTTTGCTCATTGTATTAAAATAGAATTGCTTGTTTGACTTGCTGACCCTACTATATTAGTTGCTGTTACCTCGCAAGTTATTATTTGACCTAAGTCAGATAATACGGTTAAATACTGGGTATTTGTTTCGCCAACAATATCCACTCCGTTTCTTTTCCATTGATAGGTAAATATTATCGGTAATGTTCCCGTCCACGTTCCATTGTCAATAACTTTTAATAAGGAGCCTACCAAATTCTTTCCAGCTATTATCGGAGGCGATGTGTTAACTGGTGCGCTCGGTAGCTCCTTTTCTAAGTCAGTGACCACTGGGGGTAAAGAATTAAAAGGGCTCGGAAGGGCTGCAATGTCAACCGTATCGATAGGACATTCCCAGACATACCAAATTGTAAATTGTATATCGAGCAAAACTAAATTTTCATTATGTGCGTCACTCAAGTAGTCAATCCGAATAGGGTTTTGTACTCCCGTTTGCATATGGTTGGCAGGAAGACGGGCGACTCTGTTATATTCCGAAAGTATGTTTATTGCAAGGGCTTCTAAATCCGCCTGAGCTTCGACAATGGATTGATTAACATATTGATTTTGGTTGTCATAATATTGCTGCTTACTGACTACCATACGACATTGTAAAGTACCCTTGACCGACTTTTCTTTTATCTCGATGTTTGCCGTTGGGTACATCAATTGAACCGCAGGATAAACCCTGCCGAGAGCATTGTTACCCGTCCAATTGTTTGTAATATTTGCGTTAATATCCGAATACCAACCATAGTGATAAAAACCTATTCGCCCAGCTGTTTGTTGGTTTATGCCGATGCAAACTTGATTAAAAAGGTTCGATATTTGTACTATATTCATAGGTTATTATGCATTTTAGCGACCACAAAGCCGAGTAAAAACAAAAGAGCTGATGATATTGCCCTTACTACATCCGTTCCAACCAATACCGCTATAATTAGCGCAGCCGTGCCAAAGATACTAACTAAAATAATAATCGACGTCAATAATATGTCAGGTCTCAGCCTCATTTTGTTACGATTTTTAAAGGTTCTCATTTTGTTTCGTTAAGCTTTCTTTGGTAATCCGACTCCGCTTTGCAGGCTGCGAGGTATGTAAAAGCTTCGTATAAATCCGCCTGCTCTGCCGATTGTAAGGGGGTCATATCTGGTCGGTTAAAGATACCACTTTCCGCAATTGTTTTGAGCGTCAAGTACCAACCGAACTGCTCGTTTAGTCGTTCGACTCCCGCTTTAATTTCCCTAAATCCTGAGCTTGAGTATAGGCTCGCAAACTTAGAATAGATATTTCGCTTCGCTTCAGAAAAAAAAAAGATACCCTCAAACAATTTTCTAAACTCCAGTTCATAAACATCTCTTCACGCTTCATTAAAGCATCTGAGTATATTTCCCCTTCTTTGCGGACCAATACGCACATAATTTTAGCAAGAGCAAGCCAATTGCCGTTCTCCAAATCTTTCATATTAGCCTCGAACTGGGATGCCTCGGCATATTCGATTAACTTTGCCTTTTCCATATAGCGCAGGGGTAAATACCAAAGTTCATTGTCTACCAAAATTACATTCGAGTATTCAGGCTCTTGAATATTGTTAAGTATTTCGACCACCCTCGAATAAAGAAACTGCAAGTGTCCGAGGTTCATACCGTCCCCGTGCTTTTTACCTCCTAAAATTTGCTGCTCAGTAATACCCTCAGCGAAAAAAGAAACGACTCGAGCGTAATATGGATAAACCTTTTTAATCATTATCCTATCTGTGAGCTTGTCGATTTCCGCCTCGTATTTTGCTTTGTATACCTCCGCATCCTTTTCCTCCGCCTCGTAATACTCAT